TAAACAATCAAACCTCTGGTAAGTATGATGCTGAACTTCAAGCTAAGGCAGCACTCAACACAGCAAACAGGCAAGCAGAGACTATGAATATCACAATAATGGGTGGTAAGAAGCTTGTATCAACACAGTGCATAAAGATAAAGGGATTAAAGGGGCTTGATGGCAAGTATTTTATAGACGAAGTCAGACATAACCTAGGGAATAGTGGTTATGAAATGGAGCTAAGTCTACACAAGGTACAGAAACCTTTTTGAAAGTGTGTACACCGGTGCACGGTGATATCTGTTATAATGATATTATGAGAAGTTGCAGGATACAAAATATAAGTTTAAGGCAGTCATGTAGATGGCTGCTTTTTGCATGGAGTCCACGATATGATAAGAATAGGAACAGTGACCAATGTATACCCTGAAAATGGGAAGGTAAAAGTATATTACGAAGATTCAGAAAGCTCATCACTTCCGCTTCCAATGATGTCTATGAACAAAGAACAGTCAATGCCTGAAGTGGGGGATACCGTAGTCACGTTGCATTTAGCAAACGGCAGCAGTAAAGGATTTTGCTTAGGTACTTACTTTGATGATGATTACTCAGGTGGAGAAAAATACACAAAGGAAATTGACAGTAAGGCCTACGTGGAATGTACAGAAGGCGAGTACTTGCTAAAGTGCGAGGGAATAACTCTTGAGGCTAAAGAGGTTATCCTTAAGTGTGCAAAAGGTACTATAGCTCTGTCGGAGATTCTGAAAAAGCTATCCGACTATGATAAACGGATTAGAGCACTTGAAGATAAGGCATAGGAGGCAACGAATGGCAAAAATAGGCAACCTTGGGAAATTAATCACGTTTGAAGTAAGTTCTAAAAAAGTACTTACGTTCAAAGATATGTCAAGAAAGGCAAGCGGTAGATGGGCAAAGCATGAAGTTATAAAGGGAAAGCCCAAATCTGAATTTTTAGGCGCAGGTCTTCAAGAGGTGTCCTTGTCCATATTACTATCTTCAACGCTGGGGATAAAGCCTAGAAAAACTTTGGAACGTATTGTAAAGGCTGTTGAAAAAGGCGAACATTTCACTTTTGTAATAGGCGGTAAGCCTGTAAGCAAAAGTAAGTGGATAATAACCGAGGTAAGTGAGACATGGGATGTAATTCTATCAAAGGGGGAATTAGTCCAGGCAAAGGTAGAACTAAACTTGCAAGAGTATAGTTAGGAGGAAGGATGGAATTTATCAAGATACTTGATACGGAAAGTTTTAGCGAAGAAGAGCTAAACGATATAAATGAATGTGTTTCCAATCTAATGTCAACTATATCAGGAGAACAGGGGCTGGATAGAAATTTTGGTATAGAGACAAGGGGAATAATGGATGCGCCTACAGAAGAGGCTGAAAACCTAATTGCTCTGGAAATAATAGAAAAAATTGATAAATATGAGCCTCGCGTGGAAGTTGACGATATCGAATTTGAATATAATAGCGAAGGTAGGATGATACCTAAAGCTTACTTTAAGAAAAGGGAGGCGAACGATGAGGAAGATTGATGAATTGCCTGATATAGATTTCATTGACGGTGCAACCATTGAAGATGTAAAAGCTGATTTGATCAATGATTTTAAATCTGAATATAAAAGGATAACAGGGAAAGAAGCGTATTTGTCCGAGGCAAGCCCTTATATGATGATTATAAATGCCGTAGCATTGCAGATATATCAGCTCATGCAATACACAGATAATGCAGGGAAGATGAACCTAACTAAATATTCCAGAGGAAAATATTTAGATAATCTTGTCGCATTTAAGGGGCTTATCCGAAAAGAAGCAGAAAAAGCCAAAACAGTAATGAGATTTGAAATTAGTTCACCTCTTGACTTTGCACTGTCAATTCCTAAGGGGACAAGAGTCACAAATGGCAATAATATTTTCTTTGAGACGGAGCAGTACGCAGAAATTAAACCAGGGGAAACATTTGAAGATGTTGATGCACTATGCACGGAAAAAGGCATAAAGGGTAATGAAATAGGTGAAGGAGAGTTAAACATCATAATCAATCCAATACCTTATGTGGCAGCAGTAAGAAATATGAAGGGAACCTCAGGAGGCCGTGAAGATGAAAGCGATGAGGAACTTTCTGAGCGTTATCTTGATGTATCTGAAATCTATTCAACTACAGGCAGTGAGGGAGCTTATAAATACTTTGCCAAGCAGGCTGATAAAGATGTTGAGGATGTGATCGTAAAATCTAAAGAAGATGCAACGGTTGAACTAATAATATCAAAAAAGGGTGGCGGGCTACCTGACGAGGGATTGCTTACCAGAGTAAAAGAATATTTGGAAGACGGGAACAGGAAACCACTTACAGACAGAATACAGGTAAAAGCTCCTGAAAAACTAGAATATAATGTAAGGCTGACATATTACATTAGTTCAGATAAAAAAGCATTAGTGGATAAAATCAAGTCAGATGTGGATACAGCCATACGAACATTTAACTTATGGCAGACAGAGAAAATAGGTAGAGATATTAACCCATCATATCTTACAAGTAAGCTTATGGAAACAGGTATAAAAAGAGTAGATATAGTTACGCCTGTCTATACCATCACTCCTGTAGAGTCTATTCCTGTAGTAAAGAGCATTAATGCTATATATGGAGGGCTTGAAGATGATTGATATTGAAAACAGCAACATAATATATATGCTGCCATCGCACTTAAAACAAAAGCCTGAAATACAGGCTATTGGAGCCGCGTTAAATATACAGGCAAAAAAGGTGCTGAGCTTATGTAATCGGATTAGCCTGTATTCCAAAATAGAAGAATTGGACGGAGAGATTTTGGATATATTGGCTGCCGAACTAAAAACGCAGTTCTACAATACTGAGTTCTCTCTCGAAATTAAAAGAGGCCTCATAAAGAATGCGCTTAAATGGTATATGAAAGTAGGAACTCCAAAAGCCATTGAAGAGCTGGTTAAGGTTGTATTTGGACAGGGGAAAATAATTGAATGGTATGAATATGGAGGAAAGCCGTTTAGGTTTAAAGTCATCACAAACGCAACTATAGATAATACTAATATTGAGAAGTTTAACGAAATGATACGAAATGTCAAAAATGCAAGAAGTATTCTTGAAGCAGTTGAGAGTATTAGGAATATAGAAACATCGTACAAATACGGCTCATATACCTATGGGTATTATGAAGCCCCTGATATTGAATAGGAGGTAAAACAATATGCCAATGCCATTTCAAAAAGCAGTCACTACAGAAAAGGGGGTAGAACTGCTTAACCGCTCTCAGGCGGGCGAGGGAGTTATCACCTTCGTTGCTATTGCAACTGGAAACGGTGTGTATAGCGAATTAGAAAAGAGATCGGAAAATCTTAGGAAATCTACAAACCTTAAAGCAAGCAAAAACTTCTACAAGATATCAGAAGTTAGAAAAGAGAACTCTAATAGTATTAAGGTTACAGCTGTTATAGGCAATCAGGATCCAGTAACTAAAGAAGCTGTGGTTACTGAAGGCTATAACATCAATGAAATAGGGCTTTTTGCCAAAATAGAAGGCGACTCAGAAAATACTCTATTAAGTGTTGCGGTAACTGGTGGAGAACATGGCGATTTCTTGCCTGCTTTTACAGGAAAAGAAACTGCTCAGATAATACAGAACTATATTGTATCAATTAGTAATGACCTTGAAATAAGCCTTAAATATTCGGATGCAGCAGTAGCATTCAAAAGTGATGTTGATAAACAGCTTGCAGACTTTAAAAAGCAAGTATCCGCAGAGCAGACAGAACTCAATAAGACCCTTTCTAAGGCAATAAAGGACATAGCAGACCAAACCACAAAACTGAGGGAGGCAGTATACAATGATATTACAGGGAATCCATGGTCGGTTATATTTAGTGATTTAAACGGTATATCCCTTACAAAAGGAAATTTTAATAAAACTGAACAAAGAATAGAATGTTGAGGAGAACAAAATGGCAAAAAGATTAAGTGAACTGCCGGTAGGTGCAAAGGTTAAAGATTTGGATACTAAATATAATGGGAAACCGATAGTTTGGAAGGTTATGGGGCAGAACCATCCTGGAGACCCTGCGCATACAACGGCACTAGTGACCGAATGCATTATAAGTTTGAAATGCTTTGATGCGCCTGAAAAAAATAATAGTGATGGTTACCGCAGATTGTATGGCAATGGGAGGTATTTACATTCCAATCTCCGCCAATGGCTTAACAGCGAAAAGGCATCCTGGTATTCTAGCCAGCACGGTGCAGATGAACCGCCGACAGCTCAGAATGTATTAGGAGGCATGAATGCATATTCAGATGAAGCAGGTTTTTTGTCGCATTTCTCAAGACAAATGCTTGACACAATACAAAGCGTTAAAAAACAAGCTGCAAGATGTTCGGCTGATGGCGGCGGTTATGACATGGCAACCGATAGGATTTTTTTACTGTCAAACATAGAGGTTGGAATTGCCGGTGAAAACGGTACAGCAGATAAAACATATGAGCTGTTCAAAAGAGCAGGTGAGCGGATTTGCTACCCAACTGCAGAAGCTGTGGCAAGCCATGAAGGCAGTGACAGTAACCTGTCTGAGTCCAAACCATATTGGTGGTGGATTAGGGCTCCGTTTAATGATCTCTCTTTTGCATCAGGCATAATTAATATGGATGGACGGCTGAACAGCAACGGTACTGTAGGCGGTGAGAGCGGTGTCAGGCCTGCCTGCGTAGTTAAAAATTCTAAGATAGTATCAGGCAGCCCTGATGAAGACGGAGTATATACATTCTTAAATAGTGAAATAATAACAGACCTGCCAAATGATTTAGGAATAAAATCTGAGCCTTTCAATATAAATTTTAAGGCTGAAAATACCAATAACATTAAAGAAGTTTATCTTAGGGTATACATTGATGAGGTGGAGATAAATAAGGTACTGGTGGATGATGAGGCAGAAATGAATATAAATTTGAGTAGGAATTGGGTTGAAATATTAAATGGAAACCATACGATTAAACTTGTATTAGAACTGGAAGGAGATGTGATTGATGAGAAGAGTTTTGCTTTTCAAAAAAATGAAACAAAAATAGAATTTGAATTTGAAACTCCCCTTCAAGCAGATGACAAGATAGAGAAGGCCCTAATAAACTTATCAGCCGAAATGCCTGAAGGGGCAAAAATGACAGTTGAAGCCTGCAACAATGCATTTGATGCCTTGCCAACTTGGGAAAATGTAACAAATGCAGTA